TCTCTGACGGACAAGACTAAGATTCTTGACCGCGCCCTGAAGCTGGAGCAACTCAAGCTCAAGATGCAGGACGATGAGTGGGGTGCTGGCTTTATGGGACTAGATGACGATGAAGACGATAAGTGATACCATGAACCCCTTAACTTTTAAAGAGGGTACTTATGGACGCATCTATTCTGAAGACTATTCGCCTAGCGTTAGAGGTCATATCAGATCGCTTGATTACTATTCTGACGCTACTTATGGGTTGCGGCCTAGCTTGCTGGGCGATGTCAGGGCCGGAGTGGGAGCGAGTGGTAACGCTAGTAATTTTCACAATTTTCGGTTACGCTCTCGGACGAGCGAAGGAGAAACCAAGTGAGCAACAAAATCAATCCGTATAGCCCTAGCGACGCATATGAAAACAACCATATGCGTAACTCTGACCATCAACGTCCTCACGAGCACAATCAGCAGATTGCTAAGTCTGTGCGTCCTCAGTTGCCCCGTGATGGCTCCCCAGGTCAGGTGAGCTGGCAACCAGGTATGCTGCCTAAAGGTGGCTATCGCTCTGTGTTTGATTTCTCCGGTAATGAGCCGCTCAACACGAAGAAAAGTCCTACCCGTGGTGGTGGAAGAGGAGTTTACTGATGTCACTTAATGGCGCATTTCAACCGATGGGCAACACCTACTTGGTGCAACAAGCCACAGCAGGTACTCAATCAAACGCAGTTGCTATCGCTGCTAATTCTCCTTGCCAGCAATACTCGTTGATTAACAGCGACACCGTTAACACGGCTTTTGTCTCTATCTCAACGTCTGCTACTTCAAACGCTGCTGTTCCTAACGCTGCTGGTACTGCGGTTTACCCTGTTCCTGCGTTTGGCTATCAGGTGATTAGCTCTGTGCAGACCAGCCCCACACAAACGGTTTACGTGCGTGTTATTGGCTCTGCTGGCACACCTGCTGTCTACGTCTGCCCAGGTGAAGGTCTGTAAATGGCAGAGATAGATCCTATCCAGTATGGTCAGCTTATAGCAAAGGTAGATGCACTTGAAACCCAAGTCTCTTCCATGCAAAGTGACATCAAACAGCTCCTTGAGATGGCAAACAAGTCCAAGGGCGGTTTCTGGGTGGGTATGGCTATCGCTTCTGGTTTATCTGGTATTGTTGGCTCTATAGCTCACAGTCTGTTTAATCGGGGGTAACATGATTGATCCCCTAACCGCCCTAGCAGCGATCCAGTCGGCTGTTAAGCTGGTTAAGAAAGTTAGCCAGACGGTTGACGACGTAGGATCTCTCGGCCCTGTTTTGGGTAAGTATTTCGACGCTAAGACAAACGCAGTCCAAGCGGTCAAAGAAGCTAAAGACTCCGGCAAAGCCTCCAACATGGGCACAGCCATCCAGATTGAGATGGCGCTGGAGCAGACAAAACAGTTTGAAGCTGAGCTACAGATGCTATTTATGCAGGCTGGCAAGGTAGATGTCTGGAACAAGATTAAAGAGCGTGCTGGTCAGATGGACAAGGCAGACAAGTATGCTGCCCAAGCTGCTGAAGATAGGGCTAAGAAGCAAAAGGAAGAACAAGAGGAGTTCTTGATAGTTGCTCTTGCTATTGTTCTGTTAATCGTCTTGTTTGGTGGTGGCTACTATGTTGTGACTGACATTGTGGACACGGCAAAGAAAGAACAGCATCATGGCTACAAGCGCAAGGGTTAAGCGGCCTGAGTCGTTCATGTCTCGCCACTGGCGGGGCTTGATGGGCTTTACATATTGCTTTATTTGCTTGTTTGACTTTGTGCTTGGCCCTTGCTTGTACTTCTATGTTCAACAATTTGAAACACAAGCGGTTAATGATGCTTACCGTGAGTGGCAACCGATGACGTTGCAAAACGGTGGGTTATTTCATTTAGCTATGGGTGCTGTGCTGGGTGTAAGCTCGTGGGGTAAGACACAGGAAAGAACTGCTGACGGAGCAAAGACAAATGCTACTTAATCCTTACTTCTGGGTTGCGCTATTCAGTATTTGCTTAGCCAGTGCTTTTGGTGGCTATGGTTATGCTCAAAAAGGTATAGAAGAGGAACGTGCGGTGGCAAAAGCTGCCCTCGACGCTGCAAACAAACACGCTCAGGAGGTCACAGATGAACGAAACGCAAGCATTGCCCACATTTCTAGCGATTTGGAAGCCGCGCAAGCAAAAGCTCAGCAAGCTGCAAAAGATCTTAATCGCAACATTGCCTCTGGCGCTGTTAGGCTGTCAATCGCCGGTAGCTGTGGTGGCACAGTGTCCGGCAATACCTCCGCTGCCGAAGCAAATAACGCCGGAAGCTGCAACATTGACCCAGGAGCTGCTCAAGCTCTTGTCGCCCTTACAGAACGAGGCGATTCCGCCATCGAAAAACTGAACGCTTGTATTACATCCTACAACTCACTATTGGAGCCTAAACAATGAGCTGGTTAAACATTGCTACTGAAGAGATTAAGCGTCACGAAGGCTGTAAGCTCACTGCTTACCCGGATCCCGGCACTGGAGGTGATCCTTGGACTATTGGCTACGGTGCTACAGGCCCAGACATCCATCCTGGTGTTGTGTGGTCACAAGAGCAGGCAGATACTGACCTGTCTAACCGCTTGCATACACTGGGCGACAGGATTGACTCTGTTGTGCATGTTGAGATCAACGATAACCAGAAGGCAGCTCTGTGCAGCTTCGCTTACAACGTAGGTATGGGCAATTTAAAAAGCAGTACCCTGTTGAAGAAGCTGAACGAGGGTGACTATGACGGTGCTGCTGAGCAGTTTAAAGAGTGGAATAAAGCTGCTGGACACGTTTTGCAAGGTTTGGTGACACGACGCCAAGCAGAATCTGAGTTGTTCTTGGCCTAAATTCTATAAATTTCAATATCGTCCCCCGCGACAAGAAAAAACGGGTTTTTGGAGCAAATATGGCAAAAAAACCTAATCTGTCAGTCGGTAGGGGTGAGAAACTGTCTGTTTCTAAGGGCGGGGGCTTAACTGCTAAAGGCCGTGCCAAGTACAACAAGGCAACAGGCTCTAAACTTAAAGCCCCTCAGAAATCAGGCCCGAGACACAAGTCTTTCTGTAGCAGATCAAAGGGATGGACTGGGGAGCGAGGAAAGGCTGCTAGAAAGAGATGGGGATGTCGTTGATTTCCTGCGGTTTCTCATGTTGACTAAATGAGTAACCCAGCGGCAATTATCTGGTTGATAGCCTTTTTCGTTATCAATTCTGTCTAGCTCAAGATCGTCAGAGTATCCATTTAACAATGCCCATGAAAAAAACACGGTTCTATCGTGCCATTCTTGGCAAACATTGATGTTTCTGTCTGCATAGTACATGGCCCATTTGTGCCTGGTTTTCATGTGACCACATCTTTCCATCATTGTTTTGTGAATTCGATATAGCCTTGTATTCCACATCCCGTGCTTTCGAGATGCGTTGCCACTAAGCTCTGGATGTTGAAGTTTGTATTCCTTCAACTTGTCCCCGCTTAATTTTGTTTGACAAGATCTGCACTTGTTTTTAAGCTGGTCAGACCTGACAAGTTCAGATTTTCCACATAAGTGGCAGATTCGTTCAAATCGTTTACGTTTGTCCATGATTAAATTATCACGAACTAAGAAGTGGATGTCAACATGAAAAAGACACCTAAAGCAAAACGTGGCTTGTACTACAACATTAACAAGCGCAGAAAAGCGGGTTTACCTGCAAAAAAGCCCGGACAGAAGGGTTATCCCACTGCCAGGGCTTTCAAGAGAGCTGCTAAGACCGCTAAGCGTTAAGCTGCTGGTAGCAGGCCACCTTCAAACAGGTAAGTCCCGAAGTGGCCTAACTTCACCCACGGTGCTGCCCAGATCTTAATCCCCAGATCTCGTGCTTTCTTACAAAAGCCAAAATCCTCAGACAGCAGCAACTCATGCTCGTCGATAAAGACGGGGAAATACTCGTAAATACGCTCAGCTTGCTGCTCAGTGTTGAGTACCTTCACGTTGTTGATGTAACTGTCAACGTGATCCTTCATTTTCTCAAACACTTCACGCTTTATCAGCATAAACCCTGTACCGCCATTCCAAATCTCTAGCGGCTGATCTACAGGCACTGTTACCTCACCTGCATAGTCTTTTAAATTGATAACCATCGCACCTGTGTGGTTGGTCAACTCATTTGTAGGCACTCCACGGTGTACAGCAGCCTCTACAGAAGCCCAGTTGATCTCTTTCTTGGGATAGATACCGCAGATGACTTCTTTGTCAGCCTGGAGCATTTTTAGGATGTCTACGGGGCTGAATCTGATGTCTGCGTCTATAAACATCAGGTGAGTGCACTGGGTGTTGTGCATAAACTGGTTTACAAGCGCATTTCTGCCTCGTTGGATGAGGGATTCGTTAAACATCATGGTGATGCTGATGTCTACGTTGTTTTCCTTCATATACGGGCCTACACCGACCATGCTTTGCGTGTAGTAGCCTGTACACATGCCACCGTACATGGGAGTGGCTATCAAGATGTGTGGATTACTCATATTTTTCCTTTAAAAGTTAGGTGAAGGCAGACTGTCTGATCGCTGGTCTGCTAGCAGCGTCCTAACTCCTGCCTTGCGGCAGTGCCCCTCAGACTGGGTGTTCTTACGACAGGTCAACAACTCTTATTGGTATTTCCCGTCTTTTAACTTACGCCACCCGTGTACTTCTACACGGATGTTGGCTTCTCTCACGAGTGAGAGAGTGTCGGAAGCCTCTATCTTCTTTATACGAGTTGATACGGCTGAAGCAGTTACTTGTACGGCTAAAACCTCATCTCGCCGGATAGCAAGCAGGTCTGCCCACTCCCACAGGTCTTTACGTTGCTTGGTAAAGTGGTTCCACTTTTCAACAATCTCGACATGGTAGCCCAGCTCACGTAGGTAAGCCAGACTCCTCTGTGTGGGTGATACTTTTGTAGCCATTATTCGTAGATTGGTTCGTTAAATTTGTGCCAAAAAGCATGACATTTACGGCAAAGCCATCTGACGACGAGAGGTTTGGTGTAATCGTCATGATGTGCATCTATTAGATGATCGGAATTACAAACAGAGCAATTTGATGGTTTTATCAACTTCCCGTCACGTATGTAGTTGTTCACAATGACGTTGGCTGCATATTTCATCGGATGCTTTTTCCTGTAGTTCTCTGATCCTCTTTTTCGAGCTGCTTTGCCCGCCTCAGTTTGGATGTATTCCTTACGAGCAGCAACTCGTTTAGGCTCCATTCCTCGCTTACGGTCATATTCTTGAATCCTGTCTAAGTTTTCTAGCCGATGTTGGTTGACTCTAGCCTTAACACATGGTTTGCACTTGTTAAGGTGTCCATCAGCCATCGTCAATTGTTTGTAAAACTCAGACAGGGGCTTTTCTACGTTGCACTCTCTGCATACCTTCATAAGATTTCTCCTAAAAAGGTATTATACAACATCCCTTTTTAAAAGGGTATATCGTCCCCATCGTCCCCTGCTTGCACACGGGGTTTGTAAGAGTAAGACACTTCTACAGGGCGATTCTGCTCAGCAGCCTTTTCCTTGCGGAAGGTGTTTTCTTTCAGGGAGAGGAGGGTAGTGCCTCTGGAAGTGGGTTTAG